TTTGAGATTTGGAAACTCTAGAACATCGCCTACCATCATCTTACGCTGAAATGTATCAATCATATCGTTGTAGTGGAAGGTGATAAACAGGGTATCGTTGTTTAAAAACAAGCCAAATTGTGTTAGATCAAAATCAATATCCTGCTGACGGTATACGCCACGCATGACATAAATGTCTGGATCGTAAGAGCGATCACGTATTTCACCCAACAGCAGATCTTGCACAAATAACGGACTGGTTTCTTGATAATTTGGCTGAGTGGCATCACCGTTTACACCGGTATTAGTCGGATCATCTTCGGTGGTCTTTGGACCTAAATATTTGTGAATATAGATGTCGAGTCCGCCTACAGTGAATTGCTCACTGATGGTACGATCAAAGAATCGGTAATCATTCGTCTTATTGGGACGATACATACTAAGGCGTGGAATTTTATTTCTCCGTTTCTACTATTTAGCAGTAATTTTTAACGGTTGACCACTAACCCTAAGTCTGCTACAATGCTATATAAATTCAAAACTCTGCGAGAATACCATGAACGCAACTGCAAAAAAACCTGTCGCTAAAAAGTCTGTTGAGAAAACAGTACACAAACCTCTTAAATCAATGACCCCACGTAGTCAAGACATTGGGTATGGGCCAGAACCCACCTGGCCCAAGCAACCTGCAGAAACCGAACGTATTAGCGCAATGACAAGAATGTTCAATTGGTACAACTATCATTACGGTAAAAAAGAGGCCAAAGACTGTATTGTAGATTGGTTAGTGCGTAATGAGCGCACCGCAGATGCCAAGGCATTTAATCGAGTGCCCGAAGCTGCTGTTTACAAAATGGGCATCGGCTGGATCTGCCGTGCCAATCTCTTAGGTCTTGACATTACAGAAAAAGAATTAGCTACAATCAACAGCACAATCGCTGAGTATATTACTGTAGGAAAGGCAGTTAAAGAAGTTGTCGAAGAGGCTGTAGTAGCTGTTAAACCTAATATCCAAGATCGCTTGCGTGAGAAAATGAGCGAAGCTGCCGGTGAGCTAGAAGGCATGTACGACGAAATGATCTTAGCAGGCGGCAAGATGTCAGCTGACTACAAGCCTGTGAGCCTGTTGCGTAGCATGAATGTAGCACCACAGCTGATCGGTACTGTCAAAGAAATTTGGGAACACCGACTGATTGAACTCAAAGAAGTGGCAGCAGGAAAGGATGGCGATCTAGCAGAAGGCTACGGGCATTTTGGTAAATTACAAGTACGAAATTTTATTAAATTTGCAGAGCAAGTCATTGCTGATTGCGATACTTATGTACAAATCAAGAAAGTAGAACGCAAACCTCGTGCTAAAAAAGCAGTACCTCTAGAAAAACAAGTGGCTAAGTTTAAGTATCTTCGAGAATTTGCAGAACTTAAACTCAAGAGCGAATCGCCTACTAAGCTAGTGGGTGCAAGCGAAGCATGGTTTTACGATACTGCTAAACGTAAACTAATTCATGTGGTTGCAGATACACATCTTGGTACCTTTTTTGTTAAAGGATCTAGTCTTGTAGGATTTGATCCGGCTGCAACTGTACAAAAAACTCTGCGTAAACCCGTAGAGCAGATTAAAAGCATCGTCGGCGTAGGCAAACCTGCTGCTCGTAAAGCATTTAAGGATATCAAAGCTACTGAAGTTAAATTTAACGGACGTGGTAACGATAACTTGATCATACTTAAAACTTACTAAATACTGGGGCAAGGAGCCCCAATATGGCAGACCAAACACTAGATCCGTTAAAAAAACAACTTATTGAATATGTAAAGTTACAGCTTGGCAGTGGTATCATTGATGTTGAAATGGACCCTGCACACTTCGAAGCAGCATATCAACGAACAATTGGTGTATATCGCCAACGCGGGCAAAATGCCTATGAAGAAAGCTATAGCTTTATGCAACTGGTAAATGATGTAAACGAGTACACTTTACCACAAGAAGTTACAACAGTTCGACAAATATTCAGACGTACTATTGGTCTCAGCACCGGCGGTGGCGGGTCTAGTTTTGATCCATTTGGTGCAGCTACGCTGAACGTTTATATGTTAAATTTTAATCAAGCATCTGGCGGCCTAGCAACATACGATTTTTACCAACAATATGTCGAACTAGCTGCACGTATGTTTGGTGGCTATATCAACTATACGTTTAATCCTGTAACCAAAAAGCTACAATTGATCCGTGACCCCAAGGGCACAGGTGAAGTTGTACTACTTTGGACCTACAATCTACGCCCAGAAATTATCTTACTAAGCGACCACCAAATATCGCAGTGGCTCAGAGATTACATGGTTGGTGCCAGCAAGTATATCATTGGCGAAGCTCGAGAAAAGTTTGGAACCATTGCAGGACCGCAAGGCGGCGGTACCTTGAATGGTACAGCTATGAAAAGCGAAGGACAAGCAATGATGGACAAGTGTATTGAAGATCTCAAACTGTATGTGGACGGATCGCAACCACTTACTCTTGTTATTGGCTAACAACAACTAGACACACTGACATGACTCTGCTATAATAACTTTATGGCAGATTTAATGATCGATATTGAGGGCTTAGGCACTGGCCCAGACACTACTATTCTAACAATCGCAGCTCAGAGCTTTGATCCCCTGGGGTCTGGCTATTATGAGCAGTTTTACTATGCCCGTATCACACTAGAAAGCCAAGAAAACCGTAGCATACAACAAAGCACAATAGACTGGTGGGCATCACAATCAGACCATGCACGGGAGGAAGCGTTCAATGAAGAAGAACGTATTCCGCTAGAACAGGCACTAGATGAGTTAGGCCGGCTGATTTGGCATAGTAAGCGTGTCTGGGCCCAAGGTCCCACGTATGACATGAACATCATAGAACATGCCTACAAGAGCTATGGAAAACCTATCCCGTGGCAGTTTTATAGTGTCAGGGATAGCCGTACACTTTGTAGTATTTGGCCAGACCGGCCTAAACCCCCAACAACACACCATGCATTAGAAGATTGTCGCAAGCAGATTGATCTAGTACAAGCAACACTTAGACACTTTGATATTAAGGAACTATCTTGATTATTGGTATTTGTGGTCTAATCGGCAGCGGCAAAGATACGGTAGCTGACTATCTGGTAAACGTACACGAGTTTCGTCGTGAAAGTTTTGCCGGCACCCTTAAAGATGCAGTAGCAGCAGTATTTGGCTGGGATCGCACTCTGTTGGAAGGTCGTACCAAAGCATCTAGGGAATGGAGAGAGCAAGTAGATCCATGGTGGGCAGAACGATTGCAGATGCCCGACCTGACTCCACGCTGGGTCTTACAATACTGGGGTACTGAAGTAATGCGTCGAGGTTTTCATGACGATATTTGGATTGCTAGTATTGAAAATAAAATTCGCAATAGCGCAGACAATGTAGTAATTAGTGATTGCCGTTTTCCAAACGAAATTGGTAGCATACGTTCATCGGGTGGCCTGATTGTACGCACTTGCCGCGGACTGGAACCCGAATGGTATAATTTTGCTTTACAGGAAAATCTAGAAAAATCAGAAGCAGCCAAATGGGAGTTAATCAAGAGAAAGGTGCATGCTAGCGAAACTGCGTGGATTGGGACTGAATTTGATTACGTTTTTGATAACAATGGTTCGATGGACGAGTTGTATGCTCAAGTAGATAACTTAATTAAAAATCGGGAATAATATCAGCATCACCAATTCTCCACGGTAGTTCTAATCTAACTACTTCGGCTACACAATTTAAGCATATAGTTTTTAAATTTAGTGTAGCACAATCATTTAGATTACCATTTATATGATACACAGTTAGTTGTGTATGATGTCTTGCCTTGAACCCACAGCGATCGCATGTGGGTTTTTTCTTGTAGCCGGCAGTTAGCCATCTTGGTTTAGCTGCCTTGATTTTTTTGCTTAGTCTAATACAGACGTTACAGCGGCTACGATAATACAATTTGCCACGGTGGTATCCGTTTATAGCAGCGGGATTTTTATTGCAAACCTTGCATAGCGGTCTCATACGACTATTTAGTCAATAGACCTTGAGTAAGGTAGTTGTAATCACCAAAATTTTGGTCTATTGAATAAATATCAGTATCCAATTTTAATAAGGAACCACCATGGCACTAGTATCTCCAGGCGTAGAAGTTACAGTAATCGATGAATCGAATTACATTCCAGCAGCCACCAATTCAGTACCTTACATTTTACTTGCTACAGCACAAAACAAAGTTTCGGGTACAAGCCCTGCTGTTGCACTTGGAACTACTGCGGCAGCAGCTAATCAAGTAGTACTAGTTACAAGTCAACGAGACTTAGCAACTTTATACGGAAATCCGCTATTTTATAAAACAAGCGACGGCACTCCGATCAATGGATACGAACTTAACGAATACGGTTTATTAGCAGCACACTCAGTTTTGGGTATTAGCAATCGTGCTTATATCCAACGTGCCGATGTCGATCTTGCAGAACTAACTGCAAGCTTGGTACGCCCAACAGGTGCTCCAAATAACGGAACTTATTGGTTTGATACAGCTACTACTCAGTGGGGTATCTTTCAGTGGAATCAAACCACTGGTGCATTTACTGCTGTGACCCCTTCGGTTATTACTGCCACTACTAATCTAGATGGCGGAATTCCTTCTGCTAGTTTTGGTGCAATTGGTGACTACGCTGTTGTAGCTACAAATAGCAGCAATCCTACTTACTATAAAAATACAGAAAATGCATGGGTTCTAGTCGGGTCCGACGATTGGAAGATGTCATGGCCCACAGTACAAGGTACAGAAAGTGTAGTTGGACAAGCCCTGACTGCTTCCAATACAATTATTATCAACGGTACAACTGTTGCAGTTCCAGCTAGTCCCAACAATACATTGGCCGGTCTAGTTGGAGCAATCAATACTGCGGCCATTGCAGGTGTGACTGCTGAGGTTGATTCAAGTAACCGTTTTGTTTTATATGGTAACGGACTTGCTGAAGCCGACGGGTCTACAGATAACGGTGGTATAATCGCTATCAATGCCGGTACTACTGGATTGCTTGCAACACTAGGCGTTGCAGAACAAACATATTACACACCAGCACTACAACAAAGTCCCAGCTATCAAAATCCTTTGTGGAAAACAGGTCAGACTGAACCACGTCCTACTGGATCCGTTTGGAACAAAACTACTAGCCCTAATTTAGGTGCAACTATGGTAGTTAAACTTTACGACTCTACATTGGCAACATTTGTTACCAAAGCAGCTCCAATTTATGAAAACGACGAAAGTGCTAATGCAGCTTATGATCCAGTTGGAGGAGGCCGCAATATTCCGGCTGGTAGCTTGTATACACAATACAATGTTTCACCTGAAGAAGATGCACAAGGATATAACGATACATTTACGCTTCAAATTTTTGAAAGATTGCAAACTGGGTCAGTTACAATTGTAGGCGGTACTACCACTCCTACTTTTACTCCTGGCGATTCATTCCTAGTTAATACTAGTGTAGCCGGCAGTTCAACAGCTACTAGTCCTGTAACAGTAACACTAACAGGCACCACTGCTGCAGACTTCGTAGCCGATGTGTCAGCTGCTAACATTCCAAACGTATTAGCTCAGGTAACCTCTACTGGTGCTGTTGCATTTACACAATTGCAGGGCGGAATAATTATACTTACAGATGCAACAGGAACTCCTGTTGCTGATGCTGGGTTTAGCACATCAATTACAGGTGTCCGTTATAGCACAAACGGTTTTAGTTTAATCCTAAGCGGTTGGGTAGCATTAGATTACACAGCCAGTGCAGTAGCACCAGATCAAGATCCAGCCAACGGTCGCCTATGGTACTATTCTGCTACTAATCAAGTTGATATCATGATCAACACAGGTTCTACCTGGGCGGGTTATCAAACTGTAGCCAATGATGCACGTGGTTACAATCTAACACAAACAGATCCAGCCGGTCCAATCGTTGCTGCTGTTGCACCTATTGCACAAAGCGATGATACCTCGTTAGTATACGGAGATCTATGGGTTGACACAAGCAATCTTGAACTTTATCCACTTCTGAATCGTTGGGAAATTGTTGAAGGTGTTGATCAATGGGTAGCTATTAGTAATGCAGATCAAACTACAGAAGACGGTATCTTGTTTGCAGACGCACGCTGGGCTGCTAACGGAACAACCAATCCAATCACAGACAATATTCCTACAATCGCAAGTCTGTTGACCAGTAGTTATTTGGATCTAGATGCACCGGATGCAACAACTTATCCAACTGGAGCATTATTGTGGAATACACGACGTTCTGGATTTAATGTAAAAGCATTCCGTAGCGACTATTTCAATGCTACAGATTTTTCAGTAGATTCGTATAGCAATATAACTGCATACGCAGTTGGAAACAAAGTTCTTTATAACGGTGTGATTTATGTTGCTATCGCTGCTGGCACAGGTAACTTACCAACTAACGTTAGTTTTTGGTCAGTACTGGAAACCAATGCCTGGGTAAATACCAGCGGTAATCGTGCAGATGGATCGCCGTACATGGGTCGATTGGCAGTTCGTGCTATTGTTGTAGCAGCATTGAAATCAGCAATTGATACTCAGCAAACATTGCGTGAAGAACAAAATCAGTTTAATCTTATTGCTTGTCCGGACTACCCAGAACTGATTGTAAACATGGTTGCACTCAACAACGAACGTAGCAATACTGCGTTTATTGTTGGTGATACACCACTACGTTTAGGTCCAACAGGTAATGACATTGCAAATTGGGCAACTGACGCAGGCGGTGAGGGAATTTTTGCAGCAGACGGATTGACTTTATCTGATCCATATGCTGCTGTATTCTATCCAAGCTGCCAGACAACCAATCTGGATGGTTCAGTTGTTGTACAACCACCGAGCCATATGATGTTGCGTACAATTATACGCAGCGACGAAGTATCGTATCCATGGTTCGCACCTGCTGGTACACGCCGCGGTTTAGTTGACAATGCTGCACGTCTTGGCTATGTCAATGCACAAACAGGTGAGTTCGTTACTATTGCTAACGGACAGAATGTGCGTGATGTATTGTATCTAAACAAGATCAATCCAATCACGTTCATTCCGGGTGTTGGTATTACCAACTACGGCAACAAGACCATCTCTGCTACTCCAAGTGCATTAGATCGTATCAACGTTGCAC